CCGCTTGTCCGCTACGTTGACCGCCAGCTCTCCTTGAACAAGCTGCGCTGCTGTAGGTACGCTCGAAGCTGTGGAGCTATTTTTAGTTACAATTTTTGTTGCCATGTTTAAATACCTTTAGTAAGTTCCACCGTTGAGTGTACCAGTAGTCATGTTGTCTGCGTTAAGATTAGAAAGAGTTACTATAGCTGCTGCTGCACTGTTAGCTGCTGATGTAGCACTGCCAGCTGCGTTAGTCTCTGATGTAGCTGCGTTAGTCTCGCTGGTAGAAGCAGCTGTAGCACTGTTAGCCGCAGCAGTTGCGCTAGTGGCTGCATTAGTAGCCTGTGTAGAGGCCGTAGATGCGCTTGTAGCTGCGTTAGCTGCTGAGGTACTAGATTCACTAGCCTTAGTTATGGCTGTAGTTGCACTAGTCGCTGCTGCTGTCTCAGAGGCTGCAGCTGCTGTTGCGCTAGTAGAAGCACTTGTAGCACTTGTTGCTGCGTTAGTCTCAGACGTACCAGCCGCTGTAGCACTGTTAGCAGCGTTAGTAGCAGATGTAGCAGCACCGCTAGCAGAGGCAGCAGATGCTGTTGCAGAGTTAGCTGCGTTTGTAGCGGAAGTAGATGCACCAGAGGCTGACGTAGCAGCATTGCTTTCGGAGGTTGAGGCATTGCTTGCACTAGTCGCCGCCTCTGATGCTTTGGTCGTTGCCGTAGAAGCGCTTGTAGACGCATTAGATGCGCTTGTAGCCGCTTCTGAGGCTTTAGTAGTGGCAGTGGTGGCCGATGTGCTTGCGTTGCTCTCAGAGGCACTAGAAGCTGTCTGAGAGGCACTAGCAGCTGTAGCTGATGTAGCTGACGCTGTGGCGCTTGTGGCTGCGTTAGTTTCTGACGTAGACGCTGCTGTAGCACTTGCTGTGGCCGCTGTGGCAGCGCTCTCAACACCTTGTGCAGAGTTAGCTGCATTGGTAGCTGAGGTAGCTGCTGCATCTTTAGATGTTGTTGCACTTGTAGCTGAGTCACTAGCACTTACGGCACTAGCGGCTGCATCGCTTGCTTTCGTAGTGGCTATAACAGCTTGGGCAGTAACTAAGTTAAGAGTGGAGTCTGTGTTGGAATCTCCAGCACCTCCATCTCCTCTAAATATAGCCATTGTAGCTCCTACGGAAACAAAAGAAAAGAAAGGGGACTCCGAAGAATCCCCAGTTTGTTACTTGCTTAGCCTAAGACTGCTAGGGTAAAGCCTGCTTCTGGACGCATAACCTGAGTGCCGTACAGAGTATCAGCAGTGTACAAAGTTCCCAAGAACTCCTGTTTGTACTGAGTCTGTGAACGAACACCCTGCTGCTCTGCAAGAACATTGGTGTCCTTGTGGATAAGCTGTGCGCCACGAACGCCAGTCTCAAGAGTAGGTACGTTGCTAGATACAAGAACGTCAACACCGTATAGGTTACCGATCTTGCCAGTAACAGTGCCTTTGCCGTCTACGAAGTCAGCAGAGTTATAACGCTCAACACCCATGATTGCGTTGCGCAAAGAAGGTGGCACAACGAAAGTACGACCATCCATAGGAACGTCTGCGTCATCCATCTTCTGAATCAAACCACGGAAAACCGCGTCAGAGAAAGCACCAACGTCAGCAGTGCCATCAGCGTCATATGCTTCAAGAGCACCGGAAGAAGTGTTAATCTGGTAAGAACCAGTGTTGACCCAAGAAGAACCGTCACCGTTACCGAAAGACTTACCAAGCTCAAACAGATCGTCATCAACCTGCTTAGCCAGACCATAGCCTGCATCACCAGTGTAGAACTGACGAAGAGAAGCAAGAGCCTGTACTTCGGTAATGTCTTCGATCAAACGAGAGAATTCAAAGTGCTTGTTGATAGTGATCAGAACTTCTGACTCAACAGTGTTCTGGATGGTTACAGCAGTGCCAGCAGCTTTGGCGTGAGCCTGACCACGAGTAGGCTTAGGTACGTGAATGACATCACCTTTCTTACCAGTCATGCTCATCTTCTTAACGGCGTTAGCCATAATGAGGTTAGACTTGTATGCAGCGATTACTTCGTCGCTCCAGATTTCAGGGATGAACTTAGCGGCGCTAGTGTTAGTCACTGCTCCGCCCATATTGGGATATACTGAAGTTGCCATGTTGTTTATTTCCTATAATAAGAGTTTAGTTGCGGACTCTCCCTTCCTGGTATGCTTGCATGATCTCATCAGACAAGGATAAATACCGATCAGGATCGTCCTGCATGAGTTTAATAATGTCGGCGCGTCTATAAACTTTACGAGACTGCTGCTCACCACTTCCTTTGGTGTTGCCTGTTGATGCAGTCTTAATTGCAGTTTTTCTTTCTGCCTTCTCATTAGCTACAGTCTGAGCTACTATTCCTTGACGTTCCTTCCAATTAGTGAAAAGTTCATCTGCAGCTTCATAGTCATACTGCTTGTCTGCCTGTGCAAAGAGCTGAGTCCTAATCTTAGAAGCTTTAATCCATTCAACAAACTTAGAATCTTGTAGCACTGTGCTCATGTCAGGGTGTTTCTTCTCCAACTGAGTCATTGCTGATTGCTTCTGGTATTGCTGTGTAACGGCTTCGGCTTGCTTCATCTTAGGATGATTGTTAATAGCTCTCTCGACTGCCTTTTCGGGGTCTGAGAAAAAGTCTATATCTTCGTCAGGTTCTGGTGTTGTTGTTGTGTCGAGTTGTGTCTGAATATAACTATCGACTACTTTCCGAAGCTCCCCTACTTCACCGCTTTGCTTTCCTAGAAGCTTCTCAGCTTCCTGGTGCATCCTTACAATATCAGCAGTTGATTTTCCTTGGTATTTCTCAGGGATTTCGTCTTCTTGAGGAGGTTGCTCTTGAATCTCTTCTTGAGTCTCTTCAAAATTAGATGCTTCTTCATTTTCGTCTTCAAGACGCTCGTCTAGTAGTGTTGCCATTATTAAAACTCCGTGAGTACTCTCATTATGGAGGTAAGTTGTATAGAAGGGTTCTTACGAGTTAGCCTTCTGTTCTTGCTTTAGCTTCTGTGCGCGGTTCCTCATCCATTTATCGGTAGCACCGTTAAAATCACCAGAGATCGGATCAAGCGCTGAGCGCACAGGAGATTGAATCCTTGTTGCTATTCTTTTGCAGTGTGGACAAGTAACTTCTCTAGTATCCGAAGATACAAAGTGTTCTTCTATGTGTCCACCTGAACATTCAAAATCAAAGAGCAAGGCCATTATGCAGCCTCTTCTAGCTCTTCTTCTTCATTTGCTTGTTCTTCTGCTGCTTTAATCTGAGCTTCTAAGTTGATTAAGTTGGCTAAGATTGCAAGTTGACCTTTACGGAAATGCAGATTATCGCCATCTTTACACGCTTCAACTGAGTTAACAATACCTGCATTCTGTGCTAGATCTTCCTGGAGCTGCTTCCAACCAGGTGTCATAAACATTTCACGGTACACAGTGTAGTATTGCTCAAGTTCTTTATCGATCATACTGTTTCTCCATTAAGGACAGTTTAGTTGAATTACTGATGTATTATAGCACACTTTCACTTAAAAGTCAAGTACTATTTCTTCTTCTTTTTAGCTGCAGATGCTTTGTTCTTTACAGCCCGTTGGCCTCTAATAGGCATCTTGTTGCCTTTCTTTGTATGGCTTCCGCCACATGATGAACACTTCATTTAACACCTCACTTTTTAGACTTAGCTCCTGAACACTTCCAGCGCTTGCGTGAAAGGTTATTGGGAGTGTTGGGATCGTTCTGTTTGTCTTTAGATAAGCCTTTCTTAATACCTAAGCTTCTAGCACAGTAGCTGTCGCCTTTGGAAGTCCCTGGTTTTACGCGGGGACCTCCGCCTTCGGCTTTACCTGCCTGTCCGTAGCTTACTTTCTTGCCGCTAGAGGTAACCTTAACTTTTGCTTTGCCCTTTCTTGGCGTTGCCATTGGGCTTCTCCTCTTTAGCCTCTAATTTCTCTAAACGCTTAAATAACTCTTCAAACTTAGCGTTTACCTGTGATACTACGTGCTGTAGGTCTCTGTCTGTAATCATTGCGGCAATTGTCCTTGTGGTGGAAAGGTTGCTTGTGGAGTTGGTCGCGGCTGTGGCTGCGCAGCAGGTGCTGGAGTTGCTGAGACAGGGTTACCCTCTTTAACAGCTACTTCACGCTCTTTTAGAAGCTGCTGAGAGATCTTTAAACGCTTCTCAAACTCTTTATCGTCTGTATCTCCCGCCTGCAGGTTGGTTGTAACAGCCTTAATACGGTTAATTTCAAGCTCTTGAGGCATAATCTGCGTTTCCATAACCAGTTTCTGCGCTCTAGCTTGTGATTCAGAGGCTTGACCGTTAAGAGCAGCGGTTTGTGACGCCTGGAACTGCAATTGAGCCTGTTGAGTAGCTTGTTGTGCTTGTTGAGCTTCTGGATTAGGCTCATTAGCTTGCTTGAGAGATGCAATAAGCTCTTCACGGTTAGACAGGTTCATGTTGTCAATGATTGACTGTACCAATTGCGGGTACATTGGCGTATCTGGAGACATAGTTTGCAGGAGCTGTACAAGCTGCGTAACTTCATACTCACGAGCAATGATACCTAAGCTACTAGACGTTTCAAACTTGTAGTCAGCTACTGGATACATCTCAGGCTCAAACTGCATATACCTGTGTGCTGCTTTTGTAACGAAAGGTATCAGGAAAGCTTCTTGGAAGTTAATCAATGTGCGCTTGTGACGCTTAATGATCGCTCCTAAGCTCATAGAGATGCCCGCAGCGGTCGCATCGCCGTTAATAGACCCTGACGTACCGGCTGAGTCTATAGCGCCTGTAGCGGTCTGTACCATACGTTGTAGAGCCTCTGCCTGTGCAAAGGTAACCTGACCTACTTGACCAAAGTTAAATGGCTGTAGAACCTCACGAGGATCGCCGTTGGTAAGGATAATCTTACCAGGTCTAATCTCTGGCTTAGAGCCTCTAGGCATACGACTTGCGTCCATTGCCATCATTGGGTGGATAGTGAGAGCAAGAGCATCAATACGAGCGCGTAGTTCCGCGTCTAACGCCTTCTGACTGTTGTAGCCTTTCTCACATACTCCACG